GGAGAAGATGTTTCTTTCTGCTTAGATGCTAAAGAAGCAGGCTTTGAAATTTGGTGCGATCCACGGGTCAGAGTTGGTCACGAGAAAACAAGGATCATATAGAATGGCTAGCAGATATAACATATTACAGAATGGTAAGGTTATATTTGAAGACTTAGGGCAAGTTGAGTATTTCAGTATGATGGAGGACTTAGCAGTGGAGTACTATCAAACAGGTACTCCACACCCTGATGAGATTACTTACGAAATTATGGAGGATTAAATGGCAGTTAAAGTCAAGACAGGAATTGGTGGCGGTACTTATGTTGAGTCACGCCCGAAAAAGACTCGTCAAGGAAGGGGAAAACATACAAAGTATGCGTCAACCCCTCGTAACTCGGCTCGTAAAAGGTATAGAGGGCAGGGTAGATAACGAATTTGCACCCTTCGGGGTGCTTTTTTAATGCCAAAAATAAAATTGTTAAGAAACCCTATAAATAAACATATAAAAATGTATATAATATGGCGATTAAACGCACATCAAGAGGTTTTAAGGACATAAGTTTGTCATTTTTACCTCATCCAGTCACAAATGACCTTCCAATTCTATTGAATGAAAGGGCAATTACACGTTCTGTGCGTAATATTGTCGAAACAATACCAACTGAGAAGTATTTTGACTCCCTTTTTGGTACTGATGTACGTGATAGTCTATTTGAAAATTTTACAAACTCAACAGTTACTGTTCTTACTGACCAAATTAGGACTAGTATTAATAATTATGAACCAAGAGTGAATAATATTAGTCTAGAAGTGAATGGTAAACCTGATTTAAACGCTATAGAGATTGTAATATTCTTTGATATCGTTGGATTAGACGTTCCTACACAATCATTTTCATTCTTAGTAGAACCCACTAGGTAATATGCCCTTTACACAGTTTACAAACTTAGATTTTGATCAAATAAAAGTTCAAATTAAGGATCATCTTCGATCAAACTCAAATTTTACTGATTTTGACTTTGAAGGTTCTAACTTTTCGGTCTTAATTGACACATTAGCGTACAATACGTACATTAATGCCTTTAATGCGAACCTAGTTGTTAATGAATCTTTCTTAGATTCAGCGACTGTAAGGGAAAATGTGGTCTCTTTGGCACGAAATATAGGTTATGTACCCCGTTCTAAGACTGCAGCAGTCGCTAGAATCAAAATTGAACCCGTTGAACTTGCAGATCCTACTGATATTCCTTATATAAGACTCAGACCAGGATTAGTTTGTGTTGGTACAACAAATAATACAACTTATAGGTTCTCTCTTCCTGAAGAAATTACATCAATACGTAAAGATGCTAGTGGAAAGTATGTATTTGATGAGATAGATGTGTATGAAGGTACATTTTTAAGTTCAAGATTTGGTGTTAGTTCACCACAAACAACTCAACAAAGGTTTATTTTAGATAATCCTAACATTGATACCACTACAATTAGAGTTAAAATTGGTGCACCAGGTGAAGTTGGTAGAACATATAATGCTGTTGACAATATTTTGTCTTTAAATAAGAATTCTGAGATATTTTTACTCCAAGAAGTTCAAGATGAGAAATATGAACTATTATTTGGTGATGGATTATTTGGAAAACAATTAACAGATGGTGATATAATTAGAGTTTCATATATTATAACTGATGGTCAAGGTGGAAATGGTCCTGCTAATTTCTCTTTCCAAGGAACATTTATGGATCATAATGGAGTTCTAATTACTCCAAATGACAGTGTAGTATTAACTACCGTTAATTCCGCTTCTAATGGTGGTGAAGCAGAGAGTGTGTCTTCTATTAAGTATTTTGCACCTAGACTTTACTCAGCACAATACAGGGCGGTTACATCAAGGGATTATGAAGCAATTATAGGTACAATTTACCCTAAAACAGAATCTGTTGCTGTTATAGGTGGAGAAGAGTTGGATCCACCTCAATTTGGTAAAGTTCAGATCAGTATTAAACCAAAAAATGGAACATATGTTTCTGATTTTGATAAACAACAGATTAAAAATAAATTAAAGAATTACGCTATCGCTGGTATTAATTCTGAAATAATTGATCTTAAAGTCATATATGTGGAACTTCATTCTACAGTTTATTATGATTCTTCAAAAGTTGCTGATCAATTGAATTTGAAATCACTTATAACTGATAGTTTGATAAAATATTCAAATAATGTGGAGATGAATAAGTTTGGTGGTAGGTTCAAGTATAGTAAAATCAACCAATTAATTGATAGAGTTCACGAAGGTATTACTTCTAACATCACAAAGGTAATTATTAGAAGAGATTTAAAGGCATCTTTAGATACATTCGCACAATATGAATTATGTTTTGGTAATCGTTTTCATATCAATCCTGAAGGATTTAACATTAAGAGTACTGGATTTACTATTTCTGGATCAAGTAAAACAGTTTACATTACAGATGTTCCAAATAAAAAAGCAGATGGATCATTAGACGGTACTAATATGGGCACATTAAGTGTTGTAAGTACTAATGAGAGAAATGAACAGAATGTTATTCAAAAGGAAGTTGGAATTGTTGACTATAAAAAAGGTGAAATAATATTAAATACAATTAATATTACATCAACAGTAGCAGCAAATAATATTGTTGAGATTCAGGCATTCCCAGAATCAAATGATATTATCGGATTTAAAGATTTATATCTTTCATTTGACGTTTCAAATACTACGATAAATATGGTAAGAGACGTAATTGCTTCTGGAGAAGATGTATCAGGCGTTGTATTTGCAAGAGATTACTACACATCAAGTTACTCAAATGGAGTGCTAGAGAGGATATAAAATATGTCGCAAATTGAAAAAAGAATAGAAGTCAACAGAATTATTGAGAATCAGTTACCTGAGTTTGTGGTATCTGATTTTCCTAAAGCTGCTGAGTTTTTAAAGCAATATTACATTTCACAAGAGTATCAAGGTGGTCCTATTGATTTAACCGCCAATTTAGATCGTTATCTTAAAGTTGATAATCTAGTACCAGAAGTTATTACTGGTTCTACAATATTAACTGCAGATATAACATCTTCAGAAACTGGTATTGGTGTATCATCTACAAAAGGTTTTCCTTCTGAATATGGTCTTTTAAAGATTGGCGATGAAATTATTACATATACTGGCATTACAACCAATTCATTTACTGGTTGTGTTCGTGGATTTAGTGGTGTAACAGGATATAATGTAGGTGTTACATCATCTTTAATAGAAGTTAATAATCAAAAGTTAGTATTTGAAGATACATCTGCAACATCACATAGTGATAAGGCAGAAGTTACTAACCTTAGTGTATTATTTTTACAAGAATTTTATAAGAAGACTAAAAGAACATTCCTACCTGGACTGGAAGATAATAAATTCCATTCTGATATTGATGTAGGTAATTTTGTAAAATTTGCTAGATCCTTCTATCAATCAAAAGGTATTGAAGAATCTATTAAAATATTATTTAAAGTATTATATGGTGTTAACCCAAAAGTTACAGACTTAGAAGAAAGATTAATAAAACCATCTTCTGCAGAGTATATTCGTAGGGAAGTTGTAGTTGCTGAAAATGTAAGTATATACGACCCATTAAAATTAGTTGGTCAAACTATATTCAAGTCTACTGACACTGGTACTAATGCGTCAGTTTCTGAAGTAGAGATATTAAACAGAAAAGGAAAGACATATTATAAAATTTCATTATTTGTTGGATTTAGTGATAGGGATTTTATTGAGGGTATATTTACTATTCCTGGTAAAACTAAGGTATTAGAATCAACTCCAGTAGGATTTTCAACTATAACAGTAGATTCTACAGTAGGATTCGGTACTACTGGTACAGTTATAAGTGGTAATAATATTATTAGTTACACTTCAAAGAGTATAAATCAATTCTTCGGATGTACTGGTATTAATAATGCTATTTCAACTGCAGATGATATTAGATCTCAAGAAGTAATGTATGGATTTGAGAATGATAATCCTACAAATAAGGTTCAATTAAGAATAACTGGTGTTATTTCTGATTTTGTTCCAGTATCTAATGTTAATTTAATAAAAGAAGGTGAAAAAATATTTGTAAAGAATGTTGGTGAGAAGATTGGGAATCCAGAATCAAATAAGTCTTATAAAGAAATTTTTGCTAATTCTTGGATTTATAATACAAGTTCTAGATATTTGGTAAAGGAATATAATGGTAGATTTGTTTTAGACAGTAAAATTGATAGATCAAGTTTAAAAAAGGATGATACTTTTGCAGTTCTAAAGAGAGGATCTCAAACTAATGAAAGATTATTTGTTATTACTGATGTTGATGTAAATAGCAATTCAATTGGTGTTAATGGTTTAAGTGGTTGGACTCCTGTTGCTGGTCAGTATTATGATATTAGAAGAGTTGTAAATAAAGCAACAAGTTCGGGAATTGAATTAACTGAAGGTGATAATTCTATATTATCTGATATATTAAATGTTTATACTGATGGATCTTCAGAGGGATATGTAGCATCAAACTCATTACCAAATTATGATATACAGAAGAATGTTATAAAAGAATTTTTATCAATAAATGAAGTTGATAAAACCCATTCAGATTTTGCTCTTAAAGAACCTAATGCATTTGATCAATATGGTGTAATTGCATTTGAGAAATCGGGTACTAATAATGATATTGATTTTATTCAAGGCGATGCAGTAATTTATACTTCTGGTATTTCTACAATACCATTATTAGGTCTTCAAAATGGTGGATTATATTATCTTGATGTTCTTCCTGAAGTGTCAGGAGCAGGTATACATTCAGTAAGATTATATAATTCTAGAGCAGAAATTGGTGGATCTGATACAAATATTAAAGTAGGAGTTTCTACAGTTGCATTGACAACCCATACATTTACTTTAGAGGATCATCACAATAAGAAATTGGGATCATCTAAGATACTTAGAAAATTCCCATTATCACAGAACTTATATAAAACTAAAGATACTGAAAGACCAACAAATAATATTGGTATATTAATAGATGGAGTTCAAATTTATTCTCCTATATCTAATGATGTAATTTATTATGGTCCACTTGCCTCTGTTGACGTTTATAATGCTGGTGAAGAGTATGATGTTATAAATCCACCTAAAATTATTGTTGAAGACAGTATAGGGGCAGGAACAACTGCATTAGTAGATCCTATTTTAAGTGGTAGTGTTAAAGAAGTTTTAGTCGATCCTCAAGATTTTGATATTGAAAGTGTCAATAGTATATCATTAACAGGTGGAAATGGTTCTGGTTGTCTTCTTGAACCCATTTTAGGACCAAGATTTAGAGAAATTGACTTTGATAGTAGAGATGTATTTTTTAATGGTGGTATTTCTATTGTAGACGAATCAATTACATTTACTGAATCCCATAATTTAGAAGATGGTGAGGTAATATACTATAATAGTAATGGAAATCCATCGATAGGAATAGGTAATGCTTATGATGTTAGTAATACAATAACTGGAACGCTTGCAAATGGTGCACCATATTATGTAAGAGTTGTTAATACTAGAACTGTAAGGTTGTTTAATAAGGTTACAGATGCTCTTGTAGGAAATGCTGGAATTAATACAGTTGGATTATCAACAGACACTTTAGCAAGTGGTATTCATAAATTTAGAACTAAGACTAAAAATACACTTAGAAGTATAAATGTTATTGAATCTGGTTCTGGATATCAGCATAGAACCCTAAAAGTAAATCCTTCAGGAATTTCAACGGCCTTTGATACTATTAATTTTGAAAATCATGGATTTAATAGTGGTGAGGTAATTGAATATTCATCAACAGGACTAATTTCTGGATTGAGTACCTCAAATTCTTATCAAGTAATTAAAATTGATGATAATTCATTCAGACTTGCAAATGCAGGTGTGGGTGGTACATCAACATATGATTATAATAGAGGTAAGTATGTTAATTTAGAATCTATTGGTAGTGGATATCAGACATTTAAATATCCAGATATTAAAGTTAATGTAGATGTTTCTTATGGATCAACGGTAACAGGTACATTTAATTTTACTCCGATTGTTACAGGAAAATTTACTGGATCATATCTATATGAAAAAGGAACAAATTATGGATCAACTATATTAAATCATCAGAAAAATCCCAAGGTTAATATTAAAACTGGTAAAAATGGTGCAGTAAAATGTTTAGTTGTTGAGGGTAAAATTGGAACTGTTAGTGTAACTAACAAAGGTGAGAATTATTATTCAGTACCAGAATTAGAAATAGAAGGAAGTGGAAGTGGTGCTATTCTTAGACCTGTAATAACCAACGGCGAATTAACTGATGTTATTATAATTAATGCTGGAATTGGATATAGTACAGCAGATACAAATGTATATGTAAATTCTAGAGGTAGAAATGGATATTTAGAATCTCGTGTTAGAGATTTGACTCTTAATAATATTGGGGATAGTGACACAGATAATACGTATTTGGATGCAACTGGAAATGAATTTTCATATAATATTATTGGATATGATCAAAAATTAGCATCACATTTCTTAGAGGATTTTGTAGAAGATACAAATACTGGAGAATTTGTATCTGTTTCAGATCATTCGCCAATTATTGGTTGGGCATATGATGGAAATCCAATTTACGGTCCTTTTGGATATGAAGATCCAGATGATATTAACTCTACAATTAGAATCTTAGATACTGGATATACTTTAAATTCTTCTAAAGTAGAAAATAGACCATCTGGTTTTAATGCTGGTAAGTTTGTTGAAGATTATGTTTATGATAATAGTGGACAATTGGATAATCATAATGGTAGATTCTGTAAGACACCAGAGTTTCCAAATGGAATATATGCATACTTTGCTGGTGTTACAACGAGTACGTCTACTAACAAATTAACATCAAAATTCCCATATTTTATTGGAGATAAGTATAAGTTCCCTGTTATTAATGATAATTTAGTATTAAGTCAAGATTTTGATTTCAATTCTTCAAATTTATTAAGAAATACTCAACCATATAAAGTTGGTGAAGAATTTGCTGAAAATGATTTTATAATCGAATCAAATGAAACGGTAAGACAATTTTCAACTGTTGAATCTATTAATCCAGGTGAAATTGTTAATTTGCAAGTTTTAGATGGTGGTGTTGACTATAAGATTGGAGATTATACTGATTTTGATGATAATGAAACAGGTGGTGTAGGTTTCCAAGCACAAGTAGATGAAATTGTTGGTATTGGTATTTCTAGAATTGAAACAGTATTGAATAGATTTGAAAATGCCGTATTTGAATGGAAAGATAGTCGTGAAGTAGTAGCAACTCATTTACCATATATTGAATTAAATAACCAAGATAATGTTGTAATATCTGGATTAAGTACAAATATTATTAATCTAACAGATTCATTTAAGGTTGGAGTAAAAACAGATACTATAAGTTTAGGTAAAACAATGGCAGTTAATAATAATGCTGCTGGAGTTATTGAAGACATTTATGTAAATGATATTCCAGATACTGTTTCTATTGGTGGATCAATTAGAATTGGTTCAGAAGCGGCTAAAGTATTGAATTTATATGATGATAATAAAGTTATAAGAATTAGAAGATATAATACTGGAATTGCACATACATTTGGATCTAATATTGATGTACTAAACAATAGAATCTCTATACCAGTAAAAACTGAGAGATTTAAATCAAAAACGAATGATATTGTATATTTTAATAGTCTTCAATCTGTTGGTGTTGGAGGAACATCAGGTAGTGCTATTACAAGAGATTATTTTATAGGAGAAACTAAAACACAAGTTCCTATTCCAACTAGAACAATATACCTACCAAATCATCCATTTGTTACTGGTCAAGCAGTAAGATTTGCTATGAATGCTGGTGCAACTCCATTCACTGCAAGAGGTGGAGAGCATGCTACAACCTTTAACTTACCAAATGCAACAAGTGCGTATAGTGATGTATTTGTAATTAATAAAGGACAAAATTATATCGGATTAGTAACTCAAAGATCATCTATAGGTAGTACTAGTGAAGGTGTATATTTTAATGGTGGTGGATCTTCATCAGGTATTTCTTCTGGATTATATTCAATATCCTCACAATTTGAACAAGTAACAGGTGATATTGATAGAATTACTTCTACAGTAGTAACAAATGTTGCTGCAGCAAATACAACAACTCATGGATTATTAATTAATGATGTTGTTAAGATGAATGTCAAACCTAATTTATCTGTTGGATTTGGTAATAGTTCTCCAATATCAGTAAAATATAATTCTCAATATGAAAAATTACTCTTTAATTCTACTGAATTTGCCGCTGCTGATGTAGAAACAAATAGAATTGATATTAATAATCATGGTTTTAAAACTGGTGATAAGGTATTTTATGAAGGAAGTGCTTCAGGATTAAGTACTGGATCATATTTTGTCCATGAAGTAAGTAGTAGATATTTCCAATTGGGAGAAACTTATACAGATGTTATGGTTGATCCACCAAGAATTTTACCAATAACAGCGTCTACAGGAGGATCTGGTCAAACAATTGCTCTAATAAACCCTCAAATAACTGTTGTTAAAAATTCTAAACTGACATTTGGAGTTTCTGATACATCATTATCTGGATATGATTTTAAAGTTTATTATGATGATGAATTTAAGAGTGAATATAATAGTGCTCAAGATACAAATAATTTTAATGTAACTGAATATGGAGTAGTTGGTCTTGGAACTAATGCATCTGATCCAATAGGTGCTGCTGTAACTATAAGTTACTCAAACGAATCTCCTAATATATTATATTATTCTTTAACAAAAGGTGGATATATTAGTACATCTGATAAAGAAGTCGCTAATGGTTCGGAAATAAAATTTATTGATAGTGCTTATAATGGAGAATACAAAATATTTGACATTACTAATGATACTTTTAAAATTTCACCAAGAAGAATTCCTGAATTTTTAAATTATAGTGCAACAGATTGTGATACTATTGAATATTCAACAAGATCAAAGAATGTTGTTGGACCAATAAAAGATTTAAAAATTATATCAAAGGGATTTAATTATAAAGTATTACCTGGATTTACATCAGTTACTAGTGATAGAGGTAGAAATGCAAATCTTGTAGCGATTTCAACTACAATTGGTACCGTTAATGATGTTCGTATTGTTGATATTGGATATGAATATGCTTCAGATAGAACTTTAAGTCCAGAAGCATTTATTTCACCTACTGTAAATATTGATAATCTTGATGTTATAGAGTCAGTTAATATTGTTAGTGGTGGAAAAGAGTATATTAGTCCACCAGATTTAGTACTTTTTAATTCAATTGATAATATAGTAGTTGATAATTCTTCTTTAATTGCTAAAGTTCCAAATCAGACTGTTGCTGAAGTTGAATTATTTGTTCCAATTCAAGGATTGGATTCTAAAACTCATAAAATTATATCAATTAATAATTCTAATGGTGTTGGAATACGTTCTATGCAGACTAGTAGTTCTGGATTAGTTACTTGTTTCTTAGATACACCACTTAATGGATACTTCACTGCACCGTTTGCTACTGGAGATAGGATATTTGTTGAAGGTATTCAGCGTGAAGGTGAATCTGGAACTACTGTAGTTGGAGTAGGTACAACTGGAGGTCAAGGTGGTATTGGAACTTCAGTTTCAGTTATTGGTAGTGGATTCAATTCTGAAAATTACAATTACCAATTCTTTGATGTTATTGAATATTCAAATAGCAATCCTGCAATTTTAAAATATAGTGTAGCAGGATTAACTACAAATCCAGGTGTTGCAAAGACTTTCCAATCTGGATATGCATCATTAATTAATGAAAAGAATTATCCAATTTTAGAACCTGTTCAAGTTAGAGGTAAATTTGAACTTAGTGAAAAAATAAGAGTTAATAGTGAAACTGAATATGTTGATACTGATTTAATAATTGTTGAGGTTAGAGATGATTATATTAAGGTTGATGGTAATCATATATTAAGTAAAGGTGATAGAATTAAGGGAATTATTAGTAATATAAGTGCAGAAGTAGTTGGAATTATTAATAAGGAAGCTAAATTTAAGGTAAATTATTCAAGTAGACAAAATGTTGGTTGGAATGATGGTATAGGAAAATTAAGTGAAGATTATCAAGTTATACCTAATAATGATTACTTCCAAAATCTTTCTTATACTATTGAAAGTCCAATTGAATGGGAGAAAAGTGTAGACCCAGTTGGTAGATTAATTCATCCTGCAGGATTAAAGAATTTTGCAGATACTATAATTGAATCAGAATCAACAGCAGAAGTTTCGTATGGTTCAACAACAATTACTAATATAACTGTAGATCTTATTCCTGATCCTAAACGAGTTGATGCTATTAATGTTTTTGATCTTGGTATTGATTTTGATAGGAGAGGGAAGCAATCTAAATTTATACAAGTATCTAATAAGCAATTAACAGACTTTACTAAATGTAAGACTAATAGAGTTCTTATTCATGACAATATAAGCGATAAATTCTCAAGTAAAGGATTCCAAGCATCAACTACTGAATTAGAGGTATTAGATAGTACGTTCTCACATTATATTGTACAGGTAATAGATCCAGATACTTTAGATACTCAAGTTTCTGAATTGGTTATTTTAACAGATACAGATAATGCATATTTACTTGAAAAATCAACTGATTTCACAACAATGAAGTTGGGTGATTTTACAGCAGAAGTAGATATAAATTCTGGATCAAAATCGATAAATTTCTATCCAACTGAAGTATTTAATAAAGATCATGATCTTAAAATATTAAAGACTGACTTTAGAACTGATCAGGTTTCTGCTGCATCCACAAATGAAATTGGACAAGTTGAGTTATCATCCACAATTGTTGGTGTTGGTAGTACAACTGTAGGGTTTACAACAACTACTATTGTCGAATATCCCAAAACAGATTTTAATGCATTACACGCAAGTCTTATTATACAAAATGATTTCACTAAAGATGTAAATTATAGTGAAGTAGTTGTAGATTTTGATGGTGTTGATACTTATATTGCTGAGACATTTATTGACACTAGACAAAATTCATCTACTACAACCAAAGTTGGTTTAGTTACTGCAGTATTTGAAGATAATAGAATTAAATTGCAATGTTTAAACGATCAAGAACGTACTCTTACTGTTAGTGCAAATGTTGTTGGATTAGGAACTACAACTACAGGTATAGGAACTCATAGATTTGCAGTTGCTGGTCAAGTACCTGGTTCAGAAAGAAGTGCTAGACTTCATTCTGATTATTCATCTGGTACTGGTGCATATACTTTCTCAACTTTAAATAAAGATTTGGATAGTAGTATTAAGTCTCTTATTAGAGTTTCTTGTGGAGAAACTTCTGCTATTCATCAATTAATTGGAATGAGAGATATTGATGATATTTTGACTGTTCAATATCCATTTGTTTCTGCTGGATCAACAACAGGTATTGGTACATTTGGTGGAGAAATAAGTGGTAGTAATATAAACATTAAATTCTATCCTGATGCAGAATATTCTTCATCATTAACTGAAGTACAATCATTCAATCAAGTTCTTTATACTACTAATGATTTTGACAATACACCACCTGTTTATAGATTTGGTGAGGTTGAAAAGAGATTATTCTTATCAGCATATGATGGACTTAATGGAAACAGAGCAAATAAAACAGACTTTGATCTAACTCACGAGAATACTCCAATTTATACTAAGACATTTAATCCTACTAATACAGGTATTCTTAGCACTACAACTGGTATATTCACAATTGATAATCATTTTTATAATACTGGTGAAGAATTAGAATATACACCAGGATCAACAATTATAGGATTAGCTGCTACTGCAGTTTCTATAGCATCTACCACAAATAGTGCAGGTGTTGTAACTACTATTTTACCAACCAAAGTATTTCCTAAAGTTATAAATGAGAGACAATTCCAGTTATTCAGTAGAGTTGGTTTTCTGACCCTTACTGATGCACTTCCAGTAACATTTACTGGAACGGGATCTGGAAATGCTCATAAGTTGAATATAACCAAAAAATTAGCAAAAACTGTTATTGGATTGGATGGAATAGTACAACAACCAATTACATATACATCGATTCAACATAATTTAGATGGTGCTATTGGTGTTGGAATTACCCAATTTATATTAAGTGGAATTAGTTCAATACAACCTAGAGACGTGTTGAAGATTGATAATGAATTTATGAAGGTTGATCAGGTTGGATTTACAAGCGTTCAAAATGGTTTTATTAACGATTCTACAGCAGTTGCTCTTGGAATTGCTACACTGCCTGTTGTAAGGGTGCAGAGAGGATCTTTAGGTGTAGGAGCAACCCCACATAGTGATAATGCTGCAGTAAGAGTTCATAGAGGATCATTTAATATTGTTGACAGTAAAGTTTATTTCTTAGATCCACCTAAAGGAAATACTAGATCAAGAAGAGCAGATGATAATTTACCTTTCGTAAGAGCAGAATTTAGTGGTAGAACTTTCTTAAGAAGTAATTATACTACTAATATGGTATTTGATGATATATCAGATAATTTCACGGGTATTGGTAGAACCTATACTTTAACTGTAGGTGGAGGAAATACTAGTACTGGAGTTGGAATTGGTAATGGTGTATTGTTTATTAATGGAGTATTCCAAACACCAAGAACTGTTAATAATACAGGCAATAATTATGAATTTGAAAATGACACAACTGCAGGTATTTCAAGCGTTGTATTTACAGGTATATCTTCTGTTAATGGAGACTATATTAAATCTGACTTTGATATTAATCAGAATCAATTACCTAGAGGTGGTCTAATTGTATCTCTTGGTTCTACACCTGGTTTAGGATATGCTCCTCTTATTGGTGCTGAAGTTAAACCTAAGATCAATGCTGAAGGATCTCTGACTTCACTTGTTGGTATTGGTACTTCTATAGGTGCTCTTGCTAAAGTACCTGCTAATTCTAGAATAGGTATTCAAACTGCAGTATATGACCATATAGCTGGAATTATTACAGTTACAACTACTGGAGTTCATGGATTCTCCTTAGAAACTCCTTCTATGCTTAAATTGAGGGATCTAGAATTTACTTGTGCTGCTCCACACGCTGGTGTAACTACAACATTCTTCCAAGATCATGAACGTCCACTTCATTTAGTTGGAATAATATCAGAAAGAACCTTTGAGGTTGATGCTGGTATTTGTACAATACCACATAATTATAAGACTGGTGGTAATGCTTGGGAATTCTTCAACGACTTAACCTTTGGTAGTGGATACTATGGCACTGTTGCTATTGGTGTTAGTGATATTGAATATGATCATAAGTTTGTAAGTTCTACTAATAATTCTATTACTCCTAATGCAGGAGCACAATTAACTCCAACTGCATCAAATTACACTTCTTCTACAGGTAGATTAAGTTTGACTGTGGGTAGTCATTCATTAAGTGCAGCAACTAAGCATAAAGTGGATAGTGCTCAATATGATGCTCGTGTTGGTATAATGACTGTTACCATTGCAGGTCATGGATTTAGTAATGGAAATTTCGTTAAATTTGCAGATAATTCATTGACATTTAAGTGTTCAATGGATGGTAATGCTACAGAACATTCATATCCAAGGTCTTCAGATCCAGTTAGCAATAAGTGGTTAGCAATTTCAAATAAAACTGCTAATACATTTACAGTTAATGTAGGAACTTCACAAAAAGCAGTCTTTACACCAACAGGTGCTGATTATGATCCAACAACAGGTTTGATGGAATTGGAAATTGGTGCTCATAGTTTGAAGGCAGGATCAAGTATTAAACTTGTTGCCAATTCACTTGGATTTACTTGTGATGTTGATAATAATGCAACTACTAAGACATATCCAAGATCAAGTGATCCTGTACATAATACTGCAATTAAGATTCAATCTGTAACTGATACATCTATTACCTTACAGGTTCTAACAGCAATACCATCAACAAATACAACTAAGCATACATTTGTATCTGCTTCTGCAGGTGCTGTGATATCTGGTGGTGAATATGTACACGCATTCCATGCATCAGCAACAGGTGGTCTTTCAAGAGCACTTAATACTGTTCAAATTGCAAATAATTCTTTAGGATTTACTTGCTCTAGAGATAATCATAGAGGAACACATTTATATCCACGTACTACTGATCCAGCATCTGGACAAAACTTAGGTGTAGAAGAAGTAAATTCAGAAGCAATTGTTGTTAATGTTGGTTCTGGTGGTGGAGGTGGAACAGGTGCAGTTGTTAGTGCTAAAGCTGCAGATAATAAGCATAAGTTTGTTAGTGCTACAGTAGGTGCTGCCTTTACTGGTGGTAATTATGCACATATCTTTGTTGCTGGATCTGAAAATACTAATGCAGTTAGTGTTCAGAGTGGAGCAGAGAATGGTAATCAAAAGACACCAAATGGAGCAACTTATAATGCAGGAACAGGTATTCTAGTCTTGTCATTTGCATCAAATCATGGAATGAGTACAAATGACGTTATTAGAATTACTGATAATTCAATAACTTTCACTTGTGATAGGGACAAACATTTAACAGAACATACTTATCCTCGTCCTACAGACCCTGCATCTGTTAATAATTCAGATCTTAATACTGGTAATCTTGCGATTACAAAAATATCTAATACTTCATTTAGTGTTTTTGTTGGTAAATCACCAATAGTAACTCGTAATATCAGTGATGCAGATTATGATCCTGCAACTGGATGGATTCAAGTAGAAAGTGCTTCACACGGTTTTGTTGGATGTTCTACAATTACACCAACAAATGCTGCTTATAACAAGAATACTGGTGTTCTAACTCTTACAAAAAATTCTCATGGATTTAATGTTGGTGATAAAATTCTAATTGATGATAATGGTATTACATTTACTTGTACAAAGGATGGTAATGCTACAGAGCATTCATATCCAAGACCTACAGATTATGCTAGTGGTAAGTGGTTAGAAATTACAAATAAGACTGTAAATACATTTAAAGTTAATGTTAATCCAAATCCATCATATCAGAAGTT